GAAAAGTCTGGACGCGAAACTGATCAAGGCTACGCAGGCCACAGACGGTGTCTGGGACCTGGTGATCCAGTGCCCGTACTGCCACAAGAAACACCGCCACGGCGGAGGGTGCGGGCCGGAGCCATCCCTCGGACATCGGGTGCCGCACTGTATCAACAGGGAACCTGACGAGGGAGACTACTGTATTGTGAGATGAGGAGATCAACATGAACTTGGTAGAGTGGTCAGATATTGACCAAAGAATCGCGAAGGCCAAGGACTTCGAAACGCTCCGGGGGATGCGCAATTCTCTGGACGTCCTGGAGACGATGGCCAAACAGAGACGAGAGAGCATCAAGGTGCAGAACAAGATCCGGATCTATCAGATCAAGCTGGCCGAGGCGGCTGCGGAGATGTACACCTCCCTGCCGGAGCGCAGGGGGCGCAGGAGCGAGGACGAGATCGCACCGACTTCCAAGCAGCAGGCCCTGGACGAGCTGGACGTGAGCCGCACCGAGATGCACCGATGGGTCAGTGCGCTGGAGATCCCGGACCGGGAGACGAAGCTGATGGAGTACGTCCAGCGATGCAACGAGAACAGCAAGGAGGCGACGCTGGGCGGGTTCGTCAACTATGCCGTCGGGCCGGATGATCTGGACAACGACGCGGTGATCGATCGCATGCGCGAGATGAACCGCATCACGATCTATATCACGGACGGCAAGATCCTGAAGGTCGAGGACATGGACGAGCGGCCTGTTCGTCTGGTGTTCCCCAACGGGCAGGTCTATGACATGAAGACGACGAGGTACTCCCGTGGCTGACAAGATGGAAAAACTGAGCGAGGCGCTGAACCGGCAGTTCGGCCCGGGGATCATCGGACGGGCTTCGGACCTGACGGTATCCCGGCGCGTATCGACCGGCAGTGCCTCGCTGGACTGGGGGATCGGCGGAGGGCTGCCAGTGAGCCGGATCGTCGAGTTCTTCGGCTATCCGTCCAGCGGCAAGACGCTGGTCTCCCTGCGCCAGGTGAAGAACTACCAGAGGGCGTTCGGAGACCGGCTGGTCGGCTGGATCGACGCGGAGAACTCCTGGGACGAGGACTGGGCCGAGGCGATCGGCGTGGACTGTTCCTCCCTGTATCTGGGCAAGCCGGACACCGGCAACCAGGCATTTGACATGCTGGAGCAGCTGATCCGCACGAACGAGTTCTCCCTGCTGGTGCTGGACTCCCTCGGGATGGTTCCGGCGCAGCAGGAGATCGAGCGCTCGATGGAGCAGCTGGAGACCGGCGTCAAGGCGCGCATGGGCAACAAGGGCGTGCGCAAGCTGCAGAGCGCCTTGAACTGGGCCGCGCGCCATGGGACGCACACGACGGTCATCCTGATCAACCACATCTACCTGGACCTGAGCGGGTTCAGGCCGAAGAAGACCACACCCGGCGGCCGCGGCAAGGAGTACGCGGACGCCCTGGCCATCGAGTTCATGGCGCGCAAGGAGCTGAAGATCCCAAAGGATGAGGATCCGAACGAGGACCAGTACGGGCTGCGGGTCGGGTTCTACGTGAAGAAGAGCAAGGTCAGCGTACCGCACCGGACCGGCGAGTTTGAGGTATTCATACAGGACTACAAGGGGCATATTCCCGGCGACTTTTCTCGCCTGGAGTATGTCCCTTTTTTATTGCGCGCAGGGATCGTCGAGCGGTCAGGGTCCTGGTACACAATCCCGGAGTCGACGGATCCTCTGGAGATGCACAGCGGAGAACGGGTCCAAGGGGTGGACAGCGTGGTGACGTGGCTGGACGGCCTGTCCGACGATCAGATGGAGGATCTACATGAGCAGTGTCTCACAACATGGAACGCCGAAATACCTGAAGTTCCCGGCGACGGCGAAGGAGCGGAAGGCGGCGAGCCTGGAGCAGGAGAACCAGGTGGCGAAGGATCTGAAGGGCCGCAGGCGAGCGGGTAGTGGCAACCAGGGCGGCTATCCGGGAGACGTGGTGGCCGAGCAGTGGCTGGTGGAGTGCAAACGTACCGACAAAATATCGTTCCGGATCAACGAGGGGACGCTCGCCAAGATCCGGGCGGAGGCCGAGAGCGTGGGCAAGGAGTGGCTGCTGGTGAACGACCTGCGGAACACCCGGACGGTGACCCTGGACTACGAGACGTTTCTGGGGCTGTTAGAAAACTGTCCGGGCAGGGTATAATCGCAGGCATGGCGCTGCATGAGCTACTGAAGGCGGTCGCCCAGCGCGGGGAGATCAGCCTGGTGGCGGACCTGGACTTCTGGCTCGGGACCACCTACCAAAAGGACGCACGAACGCACAGCAAGGAGTACCTCTGGCCCTCGACGCTGAGCCAGTGCCCGCGGCGCACGGTGTACGCCATGCTGGAGGCCCCGGGGGAACAGACTGTCGGGGCGAAGCTGCAGCGGGTGTTCGACAACGGGAAGTCCTTCCACCAGCGGATGCAGCACTACTACCAGGCGATGGGCAAGCTGAGCGAGGAGGACACCGAGCGCCGGTTCACCGATGAGGAGCACGGCATCAAGGGCAAGACCGACGGCATCGTCGAACTGGCGGATCGGCGGTGGATCCTGGAGCTGAAGAGCATGCGCTCCGGGCGGTTCAAGAGCCTGCGCCAGCCGCCGCAGCCGGACCTGGAACAGGGAATGCTCTATTGCCACGAGTTCGAGTGTTCCGGCGTGATTTTTCAGTACGAAAACAAAGACGACCAGGACATCAAGGAGTTTCTGGTCGAGAGGAACGAGACGGTCGTCCAGCGGATGCTGGACAAGGCCGATCGAATATGGGCCTGTCTACGGGCGCAGAGACTACCGCCGCGAGACTGCCGGACGAGCAGCGAGGGGCGGTTCTGTCCGTATCAGGCGATCTGTTTTAATGACTTTTTCGATCTTGGAGGGTATTGGAATGGAATCAGAAACAGTCGACGAGCCGCAGGTTCAGGAGTATAGGTCGACGCAGCGGGCGATGGCGGAGGTGCTCAAGCGCGAGCTACCGATCCCCAGGGAACCTACCGAAAACGAGAAGGCATTCGCCGAGGACTTCGATCAGCGCAACGTCTCCGACCTGACGGGTCAGGAGCTGCTGCACGCGATGCAGGTGTTCATCGGCTTCCAGGCGTACGCGTCCTGGGAGCTGGCGAAGGCGGACATCGAGCGGACGGTGACGAAGGCCACCTACGACTTCTCGCTATCGATGGCGATCGTCAAGTACGCACCAGAGACCTGCAAATCCCGCAGAGAGAAAGAGGACTGGGCCAAGATGACGAGGCTCGTCCATGATGCGGAGAGACGGTTCCTCGAAGCCGAGACGTACTACCAGCTGCTGAAGCCGCTGGTGGCCGGTTACGAGGAAAAGGCACGGGTATGTAGCCGGGAACTCACCCGGAGGACCGCGCCGGGCATTACCAATCCGAGGGTATTCGGTACCCAGACGTGAGGGAGGCCAAGCATGAGAAGACTGGACGAAATCGTCCTGGGTCTCAGCCTGTTCGCTGTGATCTTCATCGCGGCACTGATGGCCCAACATACGAAAAAAGAGCAGGAAAAGGCGGTCCTGCTGGCGCAGATATCGCGGCAGCAGGCGGCGCTGGAACAGATGGAGAACCACATCATGGAGAAGCGGCGGGCAGAGGCCGCGGCGCTGGAACTGCTGCCACCGATGGCGGAGTTCCGGATCACCTCGCACATGGGCGTCCGCAAAAGCCCGATGGGTGGCGGGGTGGAGAAACTACACAAGGGCATGGACATCGTCGGGCCGATCAGTGCTGAGATTCTCGCCGCTGCGGACGGGACGGTCGTCGAGCACTGGATCCCACCGGACGGAGGTCCTCGATGGAAGGGCCACCCGGTCTACGGCGGGATGATCACGATCGAGCATCGCGATGGCGTGTACACGCTGTACGGCCACATGAAGCAGACGTTCGTCCACGAGGGCCTGGAGATCCAGGCCGGGGACCGGATCGGGATCCAGGGCGACACAGGGATCTCGGACGGAGAGCATCTTCACTTCGAGGTGATCATCGACCCGGAACTGGCGCTGCAGCGCGTCATTCCTGTCGAGCGTGTCGGCTGGTAGGCCATGGGGCGGCTGATCGTCAACATGCCACGGTATAACGTACCGGAGGCGGGCGTCACGGTGGCGCTGGTGAACACAAGGACCGCGGCGGTCGTGGCCCGGCAGAACGTGCACGCCGGGGACACGGTCGTCTTTGAGGATATCGACCGCTGGATGCTGACGGACGAATACCGGCTCCGCATCCGCGGGGTCGGTATCCTCCCCTTCGATACAACGGCCTGGCGGGCGGGCAACGACAGTTCCAGCGAGGACGTCGAGCACAACCCGCACTTCGAGCGGGACGTAGTGCTCCCGGAAATATGGCCGGAGGAGCCCCCGCTCCGGACGACTCCCCAGCCGAGCGACCGACGGCCAACCATCGCCCGGCTGTACGAGCGGCTGCGAGCGGAGAACACGGTCCCAGGGGGCGATCCGGCCGAGCAGCTGAACACCTACGACGAGCCCGTCCAGGCACCGGAACCGGAGAAGCGACAGCCACCGAGCACGGAGAGCTTCATCGAGAACCTGGAGATCGTTGAAGACGAGCCGAAAAAGCGGTAGGATGAGGGATGGCAAAGAGCAGCGACTGGAAAGGGTTCGAGCGGAGGATCGCGAAGCGGTTCCGCGGCTTCCGGGTCATCCGAGTCGCCCGGCACGTGCACGACCTGGACGTGGTGGCTGAGCCGTTCGGGATCGAGTGCAAGTACGCCAGGCGGTTCAGTCATATCCAGGCGCTGGAGCAGTGCGAGCAGGTCGTTGACGACGTAGCGGATCGCGAGCATCTGATCCCGATCGCCGTCTGTGCCCACCCGGGCACGGTCGGCCAGGAGACGGTGGCGATCCGCATGATGGCCTTCAGCGAGCTTTTCTGCTGCGGAGAATGCAACACCGAGATCGAGGGCGAGATGATCGTCCTCCCGCTGAACATTTTCCTGGATTTTCTCGATCGGGCAGGAGTACCCTATGGCACGAAAAAAGGCGATTAATGTCGCCGACATTCATCTGAAATCGATCCGGCTCGATGAGTTGGAGAGCTTCCAGGGCATGCTCAAGGAAATGTCGGCGGAGAACGAGGCACGGCTGGAGAACGCGGTTCTGAAGCACGGGTTCATCTACCCGCCGTTCGTCTGGGAGAAGCCCTCCGGAGGGCACGCCCTGCTGGACGGGCACCAGCGGATCCGGATCCTCCGGCGGCTGAGGGATGCCGGACATCCGGTGCCGGAGGAGGTCCCGGCGGTGATCGTTCCGGCGAAGAATGAAAAGGACGCGAAGGAGAAGCTGCTGCTGGCCGTCAGCCAGTACGGCCATGTGCTGTTCGAGGGCCTGGATCAGTATATTCAGACTTCGAACCTCGACGTCCAGAAACTGGCGGACCTGGTCCGCCTGCCGGATGTGGATCTGAGCACGCTCATGCCGGACGGGATCGACCTGCTGCCGTTCGAGGACCTGGAGCAGGAGCTGCAGCAGTTGGAGGAGTTCGAGGACACGACGATCTCGATCATCGTGCCGCGGAGACACGTCGAACAGGTGACCGAGTGGCTGCGCAACGGCGAGAGCGCAGGGCATGGGATCACCGCAGCGGCCCTGGGCCGGGGAGTACTGAAACGGTGCGGATTGCTTTAATCGACAGCAACCGGGTCCGCCCAGCGGATCGAGGGCAGCACTTCTATCCGATCGCACTGCTGAAGATCGGGGCCTGGCTGAAATCGCAGGGTCATCAGGTCAAGTTGTTTGACAACCGTATACCGAAAAGCGGGTTCTCCGAGGTCTGGGTCACGACGCTGTTCACCTACGACATCCCCTACTCGGCCGGGCTGGTACGAGAAGCAGCGACACGCTTCAAGAAGGTTCGGGTCGGCGGCGTGGCGGCTTCCCTGCTGCCGCGGTACTTCGAACCATACGCAGAGGTGCACGTGGGGCTGATGCCGGAGGTCGAGCAGTTCTCCCCGGATTATTCCCTGCTGCCGGAGCCGCCGGAGTACAGCGTCACGCATATCACCCGTGGATGTATCCGCAAGTGCGCGTTCTGCATGGTCCCGAAGCTGGAGCCGGTGTTCCGGCGGCGGAAGCGCTGGCAGGACGACCTGGCACCCGGGGCCCGGAAGATCTATTTCTACGACAACAACTGGCTGGCCCAGTCGATCAAGAACATCCGGCAGGATGTGGCAGACATCCTGGAGGTCATGGACACCAGGGGGATCCAGTCGGTCGACTTCAACCAGGCGCTGGATGCCCGGATCCTCACAGAGGAGAAGGCCGAGGAGCTGTGCAAGCTCACCTTTGATCCGGGTCTGCGGTTCGCGTTCGACTCGATGGAGGAGGATGGATACTGGCAGGAGGCCGTCCGGATGTGCGCGGCCAGAGGGCAGAAGCATTTCACCACCTACGTGCTGTACAATTTCACCGACAAGCCGCGGGATCTGTACTACCGGCTCAAGGAACACGTGAGGATCGCCGAGGAGCTGGGACTGCAGATGGCAGCTTTTCCCATGCGGTACCATCCGATCCTGGAGATCGATTCAGGGCGCAATTTTGTCGGGAAATACTGGACGCGGAGACAGCGCGATAATTTGGGAGCACTGGTGGGGAGAGTGTTCCAGGGCAACGTATCCTGTAAAGGGGACGCGGTATTCCCTCCGGTCAAGCAGTTTGAAAACTGGTTCGGGGCCACGGCTGAGGAGTTCATCCGGCTGCTCGACTATCCGAACTTCCGTAAACTGATACGCCGGAAAACCGCGAAACACAGACTTGACGCATACCGAGCGAGGGAGGCAAAACATGGCACGAACGATTGACCAGATACTGCAAAACTGGCAGCAGTACGGGACCGTGGAGGGCCCAGACGTGAAGGTGCTGGTGGACACGGTGATCCGTCAGCGCAACGCCGGCCGCGAGCAGGCGCGCAAGGTCGAGGAGATGAAGGAGTTCCTCGACAAGCGCACGAAGGAGATGAAGGCCGAAATCGACAGAGAGGTGAAGGCTGCGATCAAGAAGATGACCGCGGCACAGAAAAAGGAGACGCGGAATGTGGGATCCGGAGAACCTGGAGATCTATCGGCCGGACGACGAAAGTCCGAGGACTGAGCCCGGGCACTGGAAGCGAGCACAAGAGTGGGAGGAGGGCCAGCTCCCCCTCCCCTTTGACATCATCGATGAGGCTATCGTCCACGGGCTGCCCATGCACGTGGAGGGCGGCACGGGGCGCGCCTACGAGGTCAGCGGGACGACGGCTGTGGACGAACGCCTGGACGAGGTCAGCTCGGAGGACTTGGTAGCGCTGCTGAGCGCGATGAACCGGGCCCACGGCGGAGGGCGGTCGGTCCTCTGGGAGGAGATGCGCCGCCTGAGTCAGCAGGCCCGGGATGCGATCCGCACCCGCCGGTTCGCCGTCCTGCCGGGGTTAATGGACAGCATGGAGCGGCTCCTGGGAGCCAGCTACGGACGGAACCCGGCGCTGATCCTGATGACGAACCTGCTGCGGGAGCTGGCAAACCCGCCCGCGCATCTCACACCGATGATCAACGAGACAGTGACCGGACGTGTCTCGGCCGCGCAGGAGGAGATCTACCGCCAGGCGCGGGAGCTGCGGTCCCGGCTTGAACGCATCGAGCGGGTGAGTGAGGTCGAGGCGGACCGGCGGAGCAGATGGATCCGCGTGGCCTGGATCCTCTCCACGATCACTATGATCGCCGCGATCGTATACGCGTTTGTCTCGCCCTGAGACTGGACGAAAACCTCCCCGAGTTGCTACACTGTAGAGTATCAGACGGTATTTTTTCAGGAGGAAAAGAGAATGTCCGACGCAGTGCAGCGCCGGGGGAGACCGACCCTGATGACCGAGGAGCTGGTCGAGCGATTCCTGAGCTACATCAAGGCGCAGGTGTCCGTGGACCAGGCGGCGTTCATGGTGGGGGTGAACCCGAGGACCGTCCGGCAGTGGTTGTCCGACGGGGAGCGCGAGATCGAGAACGCAGCGCACAGTGTGAGCGAGCCCGTGGAACTGGGCCGGGGGATCAGCCGCAGCGGCCGGTTCTACCTGGACTACCAGCGGGCGGCCGGGATGCTGGAGTCCAGCGCGGCCGTGGCGATCACGAAGTTCGTCGACCAGGTGACGCACGCCCAGCGGGTGGACGCCTTCGAGGCGGCGATGGTGCTCCGGATCCTGGAGCGGATGAACCCGCGGAAGTGGGGCAAGAAGAGTTTCCAGTACCAGAGAATGGACACGCATGTGTACCTTGAGAGGCTGGGGGTGTTTGATGGCAGACATGTCGACGGAGATAAGCTCAGCGCCATCCTGGCGGAGCGTCGAGGTAGGCTCGACGACGCTGGGGGATCTCCACGACCTGAGCGAGAATAGGGTCGCCCGGCTCCGGAGCCTGGTGCTCGGCTACCAGGACGATCCGTTCACGCGGGCCGAGGAGCTGAACTTCGCGATCTCAGACCTGGACACGGCGGTCCGGGACTACCTGGAGATCACTGATGCCATCGACGAGCTGGTGGCCGACGAGCGCTATCGGGACAACCCGGAGGCGTTCATCGACGCCGAGTGCATGACGTTCAACCCGGACCACGACCCGGCTCTGATGCCCTTCCACCTGTACGACTACCAACGCCAGACCCTGGACGACATCTACCAGTCCTACCGGGAGGAGTCCTCCCTGCTGATCGAGAAGAGCCGCCAGATGGGGATCTCCTGGCTCATGATGGCGTTCTTCCTCTGGGCCCTGATCTACGATCCGGACTTCTCCGGGATCGCGCTCAGCTACAAGGAGAACCTGGTCGATGACGGGGGCAGCGAGTCCACGCTGAAGAGTCTGTTCGGGCGGCTGCGATTCATGTACGTAAACCTGCGCCCGGCGCTCCAGGGGAACCTGAGCTTCAAGCACCTGCACGTCTGGAACCGGCGCACCCACGCGTACCTGATCGGGGAGAACGCGCACCCGAACGCCGGGCGCGGTGGATCCTACAAGATCGGGCTCTGGGATGAGACGGCCGCGGGGGCGAAGACTGAGGAGACGTTCATGGCGTTCTACCAGGCCACCCGCTGCCGGATCTACAACTCCACGCCGCGGGGGATGGGGAACCTGTTCGCCCGCTTGAGGTTCAGCCCCGAGGCCACGGTCCGGATCATGAGCCTGCACTGGCGGCAGCACCCGGAGCGGGGCGAGGGGGCGGTGCGGATGAAGGACGGCCGCTGGTCCAGCCCCTGGTACGAGCAGCAGTGCCGGGACATGACGCCGCAGCAGATCGCCCAGGAGCTGGACATCGACTACGAGACGAGTGTCGAGGGGAGGGTCTATGACAAGTTCAGAACCGCGTTCCACGTCCTCGATGAGCCGATCGAGTTCGTGGAAAATCGGCCCACGGTTATCGCGTGGGATCTTGGAGTTGCTGATCAGACTTTCGGAGTGGTCATGCAAAAGGACGCTGAGGGTGTTATCGGTGTTATCGATGAAATTGTCAGCCAGGACGAGGAAATCAGATTCTACATCGACATCCTCTGCGGGGTCGCCCCGCCCGAGCTACAGTGGATACATGGGGATCGTCTGGCGGCATTCAGACGATTCCTACAAAATGCTCGTCAACGGAACTATAGCCGATACGTTCAAGTGGCTGGACCTGATTCTGGCAACCGTACTATCACGAGCAAGCGCTCGGTCCGGCAGCAGTTCCTCCAGGCCGGTCAGCTCGGAGTGAAGAACGGGAAGCAGGACAGGCGGTACCGCAACATGCAGATGATCTCCCTGACCGGGTACCGGATCATGGACCGGATCGTGGCGGTGCGCAAGGTCATGGATCCAACGCACTGCCGGTTCTACGTCTCGAAAACCTGCCCGATGACGGCCGAGGCGCTGTCGAACTACGCCTGGCAGCAGACCAGTGAGGGCTTCAACCGCGAGACTCCGAGCCACGACCAGTTCAGCCACGGGGCGGATGCGGTCGGCTACGGCGTGCTGTATTTCGAGCGCCACAAGAAGCCCATGATGAAGCCGCGGACCGGGGAGTCGGTGGTCAGCCGCCCGATGAACGCGCACACGGTCATGGGCCGCGGCATGAAGATCGGGCTGCACGGCGGGAACGGTCACCGATGATCGACACCTACGGCGACCCCCGGAGCAGGGGGCCCACGGTGCAGACGGCCGTCCTGTCCTGGGGCGAGCCAAAAACTGGTACCACCCTGGTACGAAATATGCTGCTACTGGGCCGAGGCTACTATACGCACCGGATCCGGGAGGGCTACGACTGGCATCCGCGCTGGGGGCCGGACCGGCTCGGGAAGGTGGTGCAGTTCCACGAGGGCAAGAACCTGGTGCTCGTACGCACCGTCCGGCACCCCGTGGACGCCATCGAGGGCCAGGCGCTGATCGACGCGGGCCGCCTGGAGGCCCTGGATGAGATGATCCGGCTCCATCGGGCCGAGAGCGAGAACACGCGCGCGGCCTGGGATGCGATCAAGCGCGGCCGGTGGAACACGCCGTACTACCCGACGCGCGTGGCCCTGGTGACCATGCACTACGGCTGGTTCCAGAGTGGGGAGCGGCGCTGGGAGTTCCTGACGCACCTGAGCGGCGAGCTGCCGCACCAGATCGAGAACCGCGGGGCGTTCACCCGCTACCTGAACGAGACCTGGGGCAAGAAGCCCGTCCGGCGCGGGCATCTGAGCGAGGAGCAGAAAGGCGCGCGGCCGAGGATCCTGACGCAGGCACAGATCGAGCGGATCTGTGGGGAGCTGGCGGATATAGTCGAGGCCGAGGGAGTGGAGCACTCGACGATACTCAAGGAGAACGAGAGATGACGATCAAGAGAGAAGCGATCAAGATCGAGGACGAGAACCTCAAGCGCCTGGCCGGGCAGTTCCTGGCGGCCAAGATGGTCGCGCAGCTGCATCCGAACATGGGCCTGGAGCAGGCGATCGAGTTCATGGAGGGCATGACGAAGATGCAGGATCTGTTCTGGGGCAACATCGTGGCCGAGCACCCGGAGGTCCGGGCCAGCATGGCCGCGGGCTGGGACTGGGTCGTGGGCCGGAATGCGATCGGGGAGGTGTACATCTTCCCCACGAAGCCCTTCCCCTGGGCGGAGCAGCCGAGTGAAGAAGTGGGTGGGCGATAAGCTGACCGACGTCAAGGCGGAGCGGGTCCCGAACTATGACGAGCTGACCGTCGAGTACATCGAGGACCATGTCACTGAGGCGTTCCTCATGGCCGGGCGGCCGCACCGGGTCTACCACCTGGACCGGCTGACGGTGCGGGAGTTCAAGTGGATGATCGACAAGCTGAAGGAGGAAAAATGAACTGGGCGGTGAAACTGGCCGGATGGATGCAGCTGCGTGACCTGCACCTGAAGAGGCCGCGGCTCCACACGCTGCTGCTGTGGGTATTGTCGCCGAGAAGCTGGGGAGAGCACCTGGGGCTCCGTGCCTGGCTGAGGTACGCGAGACGATGAAGCTGTGCGTGATCTGCAGGGGCAGCCAGCATTTTCTGCGGCCGATGATCCGGCACTGGCGGGACGAGTTGGGCTGGACCCTGGTGACCCGGCAGGAGGACGCGGATGTGGTCTGGGTCGAGTGGGCCAACGAGCAGAGCGTGGCCGCGAGCCACCGGGCCCTGCGGCGCAACGTCATCGTCCGGATGCTGGGCAGCGAGTGGTACCAGTATTTCTGGCGGCAGTGGAAGCGCGAGAACGTGGCCGCGGTGATCCAGTCCAGCGGGGTGACCCTGGTGCCGGGGATCGAGCACCACGTGATCCCTCCGGGGATCGACACGAACTACTGGACGCCGAACGGAGAGCCGCGGGAGAACGTCTGTATCTCCGTCGGGGGCATGAACTACGCGAAGAACCAGCTCGGGTTCCTGCGCGTGCTGGCCGAGCGGCCGAAGTTCTTCGACCGGGTCCTGTTCATCGGTGACACGGAGGGGGCGGGCCTGAGCCCCGAGGGCGGGATCAACGCCCGCAAGCTGGCCCTGCTGTGCGAGGTGTACGCGAAGAAGCACGGGATCCCCCTGGAGATCACCGGCAAGCTGCCCCCGGAGCAGCTGCTGAGCTGGTACCGCCGGGCCCGGGTGCACGCCATTCCGGCGCTGAACAGCTACGGCTCGGTGATCGGGGAGGGCATGGCCTGCGGCTGCCCGACGATCACCTGGGACTGGTGGGGCGCGGAGACGCACTGGCCGCAGGAGATGATCGTGGCCACCGCGCCGATGTTCTGGCAGAAGATCCAGACGATGACCGAGGGCGGGCCGACCACGCAGTGGAACGCCGACATGATGCGGGACTGGGTCGTCACTCGCCTGGACGTAAAGGTGACCCAGGAGCAGACTGACAAGGTCATCGAGGCCGTGGCGTGCTCCGGGTCACGGTAGCCGAAGACGCAGCTCCACTGTACGAGATATACGTCATCGACGAGGAGACGGGTGTCGACCAGGCCGCGAACTACGAGTGGTATCTGTTCGACGCCCATGCTACACTGATGAAGCTGATCAGCCACGGCCGGATCCGGGGGCACTGGCGCGGAGCGGGTGAGGTCGATCTGCTGGGGAGGGTATTCGATGCCATACGTAGCACCGAGCGTGAGGAAGCGGGCGAACAGGACCCTGGAAAAAATACTGCACGAACTACGCGAGGGCGAGAACGAGGCCATCATGGCGTTCGTCGTCTTCGGACAGATAAACCCGGACAAGGTCCGGGACGGTGAGGACTTCATCTTCTGCGGCGGTTACGGCTGGCAGAACGAGGAGGGCCTGCAGACTGACCACTACCGGCACACCGTCCACGCGGCCCTGGAGCGGATGATCGACAAGGTGACGGATCAGGAATGAACTGGGACGAGCGAGTCAAGGTCGGGCTGTGCTACCGCTGCGAGAACCGGGCCCGCTACTGTGAGAGCCACGGGACCTGGCTGCCCCGGGAGCAGTGCGCCTGGCTGAAGAAGGCGGTCAGCGTCTGCTACATGTACCAGCCGGTGCAGCCGGTGGCCGTGGAGCCGCTGAAGGCCCCGCCGGGCACGATGACGGCGGACATCCGGGTGGCCGGGCTGTCGGACACCGTCCTGGTGCAGGCCGAGCAGGAGGAGAAGACGGTGCTGTTCTGGAGGCCGCGCGATGAAGTTTCTGGCTGAGATCGTGCAGCAGCCTGCGGTCGTGTTCCTCTCCGGGCTCATCGTCGGCGTGCTGCTGGGCCTGTTCATCGACTGGGCGGTCGGAGGGCCTCGGCGCTCGTGAGGATCGCGTTCGTCCTGGTGAACTTCTCCAGCGGGATCAACGTCGGCGCGGGCTACGTGTACGCCTCGATCCCGGCCGAGCATGAGGTCGAGTTCTTCAACACGCCCTTCCAGCATCCGCTGGGCGAGACGCTGCGCAAGCTCAGCCAGGCGCACTACGATCTGACCCTGATCAGTACGAACACCCTGTACGCCCAGACCGCCTACGCCCTGGCCCGAGGATCCGCGGCCCCTGTCCTGCTGGGCGGCCCGCACGCGGTGGTTCAGGGGGAGGCGATCCGGGAGCAGTGCTCCGCGGTCCGCTGGGTGTGCCAGGGCGAGGGGGAGGCGTTCATCCAGGAGTTCCTGGCCGCCTGGCCGGATGTGGATCCAGCTTTCCACTCATACGCACCCACGGATCTGTCAGAACTCCCACAATTCCCGATGCACCTGTTCCCGCGGCCGATGAACCGCCGCCGGATGTACATGGTGAGCGCCACCCGGGGCTGCCGGAGCGCCTGCGCCTACTGCTGCAACCGGGCCTACCTGAAACACTACGGCCGGGCCTACCTGCGGTTCCGGCCGATCGACCAGGTCCTGGACGACATCGAGCGGGCCCGCAAGCTGCACGATCCGTACATGTTCGTGTTCTCCGACGAGGAGCTGCTGACCGACCAGGAGCACGCCTTCGAGCTGTTCGAGCAGCTGGGCAGGCGGGGCTACCGCTGGGGCGGGATGGCCCGGCCGGAGAGCGTGGATCCGCTGACCGCCGAGTACATGGCACTGCGCGGCTGCCGATACATCGGCATGGGCATCGAGTGCGGGGAGGAGACCTACCGGCGCAACGTGCTGAAGCGGCGCACCACTGACGAGCAGATCCGCGTCGCCTTCCGGGAGTTCAAGAAGTGGGGCGTGGAGACAACCAGCTACAACATGATCGGGTTTCCCTCGGAGCGGGACGAGGCGCTGTGCCGGGCCACGGTCCGCCTGAACGCCGAGGTCGGGATGCCGCTGGACAGCCCGAATACGCAGATCACCTGGTTCTACCCGTTCCCGGGGACGCCGCTGGGTGACTGGTGCCACGAGGCGGGCCTGGTGGATCTGGATGCGGTGGTGAACTCCTACCACAACGGCTCGATCCTCCGCCAGCATCGCGGCAAGCCCTGGTCGACGAAGGAGTACCTCCGAGGACTGGGCGGGTGAAGCCGTGCCCGTTCTGCGGGAACGCCGAGGGCCTGGAGATGCGCCGGGACTCGTTCAGAATCGACTTCCACGTGTTCTGCCCGGTCTGCCTGGCCAAGGGGCCGCACTCCCGGGACGAGGACCGGGCGGAGATCCTCTGGGACACGCGGGAGTTGACGGACGGAGCAGTATCGGATAGTATTAAATAGTCTGAGGGCTGGAGGTCCAGTCAGACGTTCCCCTCCCACAAGGTTACGTCCGACACCTTAACTACACGGGCCTCCAGCCCTGAGACGGAAAGGAGTCGAGCGATGAGCAGCTGGGAGCTGTGTCAGGAGAAACGCGAGGGCCGCTGCGACGAGTGCAAGCAGCTGCGGCAGGTCGCGTTCATCGCCGACCCGTACCTGGAGGAGATGAACAACGAGGTCATCGAGAAGTGGCTGTGCCGGGAGTGCTACGAAGAGGCGCTCTGGGATATATGAGCACCCGGCTGAAGAAGCGGTTCGTCCGGCGCTGTGAGGTGTGCGACGAGACGCATCTGTGCCGCCTGGAGGAGGATCCCTGGCTGCGGGAGCTGTTTGACAAGCAGGAGCTGCGGTGGTACTGTGATCAGTGCTGGGAGGCGCTGATCACGCCGCTCAGACATTAAACGATAGGAGGGTACGCATGCTATTCCCCGACCTACCTGCCAAGTGGAAGAGGCTGATCCCGGCTCTACTGACCGGCGTGGCGATCATCGTGTTCGCTCTGCTGGACTTCTTTGGAGCAAGCACGGGCAGCGCGGTGACGGTCATGCTGTTGATCTCATCGGCTGTCGGGCTGCTCCTGGGAATCAACTGGACACCCCCGGATCCACCGGCACCGCCTACGCCGTAAAAAGGAGGCAAGAGGGCGGGCGCGTTCCGATGGCGTCCGTCCTCTTTTCGTTATGCTGAGAAACATCAAGGACCGGCTGAGATCGGTCTGGAACAAGAAGAAGTACGCCGAGCTGTGCAGCTCCTGCCGGGCCTGCTGCATCCCCGCGGGCCGCATCCCGGGCCACTACACGCAGGCGGAGTTCAGCACGCTGCCCGGCGAGGTGGCCGACCTGGTAGCCTCCGCGCACGGTGATCCGCGGGACGAGTACTGCGCCCTGCTGACCGACAAGGGCTGCGCGATCCCGATCGAGCACCGCTCGGCGGTGTGCCTGACGTTCGTCTGTGCGAAGCTGGCGGAGATCATGAGCGAGCGGGACCGGGAGAAGCTGCGGGCCGCGGCCGCGGAGTTCCACAGACTACGGATCAGGAGATGTGCGCATGTCGGCTAAAATCGTGGACATGGACGGCGATGCGATCGTCGACGTAGAGGAGGTCGGCCGCCGGATCCTCCGGGACAAGGACGAGCTGGAGATGGTCGTCGTGGCCGCCTGGACGAAGTCCGGGGAGCTGCGGCAGTACAACTCCCACGTCCCGGTCCAGGAGATGATCGGGCTGCTGGAGTCGGTGAAGTGGTACATCATCCACCACTCGATGGAGGAGCTGGACTGAAATGAAAAATGAAGTTCTTAGGAGGCCCGCCATGACATAGTGACAGGAGGTCATAGTCATGGCGCGAGCCAAACAGAGGCAAGGCCAGTCTTCCCGCGGGAAGAAGGGCAACAAGAAGCACGGTCGCAACCGCGATAAGTGCAAACGGTACCGGGACCGAGGCACCCGGGAGAAGAACAAAGCCCGCCGGGCAGCGAAGAGAGCGCGCCGATACATGAAGCGCGCTGCTGTGAGAGAGGGGCGGCTGAGAGGCCGGGGTCGAAGCCCGCACCTGGGAGAGGCAAAGATGGAACCGGGCAAGAACTCTCCCCCTCTCTGACCGTCCGATCCCGGTAGGGCGGCTGTTGGCCATCGCGGTTTCCTTTACGAGGCCAGGGCGGGGACGCCGGGATCCCCGCCCGTTTTCGTCCTGCTGGTATAGTTTGCTATTTTATGCTATACTTAGAGGCGGAGGGCAAACATGGATATAAACAACGCAACTGAGGAGCGGCAGTACCTGCGCAAGGAGGTCGCGGAGATCCTGGGGATCACGACCGACGCGGTGCGCAAGCTGGCCGTCCGTTTCGAGCTGGGGCGCAAGAAGGTCGGCATGTGGTGGTTCACCGAGGATGAGCTGACCGTCATGAAGAACAACTGCCGGAAATATCTACTGGCGCAGAGGGAGGCATAGAGATGGAGATCGTGCTGCGGATAGGTCAAGGGCTGCTGAGGTTCGTCTCGCTGTTCATGGGCCTGCTGGGTCTTTTCACGTTCGTGGGGAGTCTGGTACTGTCGGAGTTGAGCGACGACCGGCGGAAGGCCGTGGAGGCGAAGCTGCTGACGACGAGCATGTTCATCAGCCTGTTCGTGATCACGTTTATCTGGTAGCGCCATGGCGTCCTTCGAGGAATGGGGCGAAAGAATACGGGAAAGTTACAAAAAATATTCTCCCGTTGACGGCGAGATCATGCACGCCGACTGGAAAGCCGAGCGGGAACAACTCAAGGCGTGGCGAGTCAGTGCTTGTCAGTACGCCGATAAACTTGAAGCCGAGCGTGAACATCTCATCAAGGCGCTGAGGAAAGCCGAGGCCGACCGGAATAGGCTCCTGTACGACCTGGAGGACATGGTCAACCAGCACTGCCGCAGAAGTGGGGAGCTGCATGCCGAGGACCCGACGCTGGACTCGATGGCCCTGAGCGCCAGCGCGGCAGCCATGCGGACGCTGGCCGAGGAGGGGCGGCTGATCATCGAGCAGGAGTACGGGCGGCGCGTCATCGGCCGCTGGCCAAAGGTAAGAGGGGGAAGCAGTGGGAATTGAAGAGGCTGTGTTCCGGCAGGATCTGACGATCCGGGAACTACAAGAGGATGTGAGGCGGTTGCGGGCCCAGCTCCGGGAGTGCGGCGAGGCGTATGATGTGCTGCTGGAGCAGATCCCGGAGGGGCCGATGAAGGAGGCGTTCGCCGGAGACGGGAAGCTCGCGAAGCTCCGGAGCCAGACGTGAACGTCGCGCTGTTGGGCGCGGGGAACATGGGCTCGAACCACTTCCGGATCCTTCAGAGCCTGTCGAAAGTGCACGGATTTCACCTGAAAGTATACGACCCGGACCCGGAGATAGCCGCCGCACTGCGTGACTGCTGCTACCTGCCGGAGGACGAGATCTTCGACTGGATGGACGCCTGCGTGATCGCCACGCCGATCGACACGCACAAGGATCTCTGCCTGCGGGCCATCGAGCAGGGCGCGGCGGTCCTGTGCGAGAAGCCGCTGTGCGACAACTCGGCCGACATCATCGAGGTCTACACGGCGGCCCGGGAGCGGGACACGGTCCTGATGGTCGGGTTCACCGAGCGGTACAACCCGGTGGTCCGGGGATTGTTCGCGCTGATGTTCAACGATGACGGGGATCTGGGCGACGTGCTGCGGGTGGAGATCTGCCGCGTGGGCAACCTGGCGGTGGAGCGCTATCGGGCGGAGGGTGTGGTGGTCGACCTGGCCGTCCACGACTTCGACCTGCTGGTCTACTTCTTCGGCACGGGGATCAAGCTGATCAACGACGAGGCCATCGTCCACGGGCCGCACATGACGCCGGTGTTCTGCCTGGCGCAGTTCATGATCCCGGAGAACACGCCGGGGATGACGCGGACCAGCTGGATCGATGTGGAGAAGCGTCGGACGATCACGCTGTACACGAGCACGCAGGTGGTGGAGGCCGACCTGGTGAAACAGATCATCCGGCGGTTCAACCGGCGCGAGCCCCTGGAGGTCCGCCAGGACCGCTATCCGGGCGAGCCGCTACTGGGAGAGCTGGAGACGTTCATCAGCGCGGCCAAGGCTGGGCGCGCTCCCCTGGAGAAGGACTCGGTGGGCCTGCGGGCCGTGCAGATCGTGGAGGATGTGCTCAGCGCGGAATACGAGCCGATATGAGCGCGCGCGGTGTGTTGCGCTCGTTCTGCGAGGCTCGAAGCCCGGACGAGGAGCCGATCCGGGAGGGGATCACCTACGGGACGGCCCGGGCGCTGCAGGCCGAGATCCAGGCGCTGGAGGCGCGGATCGACGTCCTGGAGCAGCGGCTGCGCTACGTATTTTCAGACAAGGACTGGCTGGAGAGAAACAGTTGAGGAGGAGTGAATGGGAATAAAGTGGATAGACCTGCCCAGTGATCCGTGGCAGGATGAGATCCAGGAGGCGGTCCGCCAGGTCCTCGACAGCGGGTCGTACATCGCCGATTATGAGAATCCTGAGAGCCCTGTGGCGGCTCTGGCTGCGGCGCTGGCCGGATATACTGATAGCCCTTTTTGCGTGCCTTGTAGCAGCGGGACTGGGGCTCTACTTGCTGCTCTTCTGGCTCTTGGCGTGGGGCCTGGAGTAGACGTCATCATGCCGAGCTACACGTTCATCGCGGGCTACAACGCCGCCCGGATCCTGGGCGCGCGGGTCCTGTTCGCCGACATCCACAAGGGCACCTGGACGATGGACCCGAAAAGCGTGGTCGAGATCATCACCCAGCGGACCGCTGTGCTGATGCCGACGAGCCTGTTCGGACAGCCTGCGGACATGGACGAGTACCGCTCCCTGGCCGCGGGGTTCGGCTGCGCGGTCCTGGAGGACGCGGCGCAGAGCCTGGGCGCGAAATACAAGGGCAGGAAGTCAGGCAACCTGAGCCAGGTGGCCGTGACGAGTTTCTTCCCGACCAAGACCCTGGGCGGCTACGGAGAGGGCGGGGCGGTGTTCACCGATCACCCGGCCATCGCCGCGCGGGTCCAGGCCATCGTGCAGAACGGCCTGGCCGACGGCACGCACTGGCACCTGGGCCTGAACCTGCGCATGAGCAACCTCCAGGCGGCCATCGTCAACGTGAAACTGAAGTACCTCGACTACATGATCCACCGGCGCAGGCGGATCGCCAGGATCTACGGGGAGAAGCTGACCGGCACCGGGATCGGGATCCCCTACGGGGTCGACGAGCACGCCTGGGCGGTGTACACGATCGTGGTGCCGAATGTCCTGAGCCTGGAACGACACCTGCGGGAGCAGGGGATCCCGACGAAGCGCTACTACAGCCCGCCGATCCACATGCTGCCGGTCACGGAGGGCAACCCGCAGCGCTACACCCTGCCGGTGACGACGAACATCGCGGCGGAGAGCATCTCCCTGCCGTGTTCACATACGACTACAGATGAAGAGGCCGAGATAGTGGCCGAGGAGGTATTGAAGTGGTGGCAGTCATAGGGCTCGGGTACATCGGGCTCCCTCTGGCGCTGGCGTTCAGCGAGACGGACCCAGACGGAGTGATCGGGATCGATAGCGACGGGGGGAAGCTGGTGCAGCTGCAGAACGGGATCAGCCCGTTCTCCCCGCAGGAGCCGAAGATCGCCGAGAAGCTGTCGGAGGCTATCGCGAAGGACCGGATCGAGTTCACCCGGGACTTCCGCCTGGTGGCCGATGCGGACATGATCTGCGTCTGCGTGCCGGTGGACTGGACCGCCTGGCGCTCGGACATCAAGGTCCTCTCCGGCGTGTTCGCGCGCCTGGCGCAGCACCTGAAGCCGCAGATGGGCCAGGTGATCTCGATCGAGTCCACGGTCCCGGTCGGCACCTGCCGGAAGATGATCCAGCTCATCGAGATGGCCACCGAGCTGGAGGAGGGGCAGGACTTCTACCTGGTACACGCACCGGAGCGGGTCATGCCCACCCGGCTGTGGCTGAACCTGAAGAACCTGGTGCGTATTATCGGAGGCCGTCCGGAGGGAGTGCGCCGGGCCGCGGAGATGTACTCGTTCATCGGCCCGCATGCAGCCTACGCGGCGACCCTGGAGGAGGCGGAGATGGCCAAGCTGGTGGAGAACACCCACCGCGCGGTCAACATCGCCCTGGCCAACGAGATCGCCGAGGACTGCGAGGCCGCGGGCGTGGACTTCTGGAAGGTCCGGGACCTGGTCGAGCACCCGCTGCTGATGCCCGGAGTGGTGGGCGGCTACTGCCTGCCGAAGGATCCGTGGCTGTACCGCGAGAGCACGCAGAGCGTGGGATCCACCGGCATCGTGAACCAGGCGCTCCTGGTCAACGATCGCCAGCCGCACCGGATCGTGGATCTGCTGAAGAAGCACGTGAACCGCAAGCTGAACGAGGCCGCTGTCTCCGTCCTGGGGGTGGCCTACCTGCCACGGAGCACCGACGTGCGCAACTCCCCCGGATTCGCCCTGCGCAACCTCCTGGAGACGGTGGTCTACCGGGTCGGAGTCCACGATCCGTACGTGTATCCGGAGAAGGACCTGTTGAAGATGTTCCGCCAGGCCGACTGCGCGGTGATCATGACGGCCCATCCGGAGTACGTCCAGCTGGATCCGGAGGACGTGCGCCGGAGCATGCGCCAGAAGCTGATCATCGACGTGCGCAACTGCCTGTTCCTCCGGGACTGGGAGCGCGCCGGGTTCAAGGTGGTAAGGCTGGGAGATGGGAAAGCGTAGGACGCGCCGCCGGATCGCCCGGTCCGCGCAGCGGTTCGAGACCCTGGTGGCTGAGTTCTCGCGGGTACGTGTCGGGATGTATTTCCGCTGGCTGCCGGATCCAGGACACTGGACGGCCGGGTTCGAGATCCACCACGCCATGCCGGGCCGGGACAAGCGCATCGAGGTCCAGGGGGAGAGCCAAGACGTGGTGTTTCGTGGTATGCTGGATCAACTTGACAACTACCTGGATATGGTAAAAAATGTAAAGGACAGGAGGTCCGAACATGAAAGGCGTGGGAAGGTTCAGCGAAAGGCGCTCGCCCACCTCCTCGAAAAAATCCGTCAAATCGGGGAAGTTCGCCGGGAGCGCCGATCTCAACGACGGGACGCAGCGCTCGATCACGACACAAGGGATCCGGGGGATCGGCAGTAAAGCCAGCTCCCCGCTGCGGAATGTTTTCAAGCGCTCCGGAGTAGTGAGCCAGGCGGGCGCGAGAGATCGCGACGAGCAGGAGGAGGACACGGGTGGCCGATCCGATGAGTGAGGCACAGTGGCAGGCTGAGAGCGACGCACGCACCCTGGCCGAAGCCGAGACGATCAAATCAGACGGTGCACGCATGGCGGCGGCCGTGAGAGCCGCACAGCGCCTGGCAGACGCAGAGAACGAGCGGGCCCGGGCGCTCCGAACGGTGGCGAAGCAGAAACCGCGCGCGAGAGCCGTCTCGGTGAGGGGCAAGCCGATGAAGATCGGGAGGGATATGTGACTGAAGAAGAAAGGGCCCGACACTGGGAGGAGCAGTTCATGAACTGCGAGGACCCAGCGCAGGCCGCGGCGCTACTGCGCCGGAGACCAAAAGGAGCGAAGACCGTCCGCTCGGGCGGGATGCGTTTCGATCTTGGCGACCACGTGCAAGGAGATACCCCACTGCTGACGAAGCTCCAGACCGGGAAGAAGAAATAGTACAGAGACGTAACACTACACCCAGGAGCCTCGGATGTATTTCCGCAATCCAGAGCAAGAGATCCGAAAAAAGAACTACGCCCGCTACAAGCAGATGACCGCCAGGGGCTTCTCCATCGCGGAGGAGACCACGGTCCACCAGCTGTACGTGATCAACGAGGATCCGTTCGGCAGGGCGTACTATGAGCGACCGCTGGGCCAGTCGGTCAAGCGGGACCCGGTTACCGGCGCGCTGTACACGGTCGAGGAATGGGCCACGAAGGAGTTCATCGTCGACAACAAGGCGCAGCTGATCAACAAGGCCAGCGCCGACCTGCTGCTGGGCAAGCGGCTGTCCGTCAAGTGGAAAGAGGAGGACGGCGTTGCCGAGGAGCTGGACCAGTGGCTGGAGCAGCTGATCACCCGCAACAAGTACCTGACCGCGATGTACGAGGCGGCCATCCGCAACAGCTCCCTCGGGGACCAGTTCTACGAGGCGTACATGGAGGACGGGCTGGTCAAGTTCCGCTACATCAACCCGTACTGGGTCGACATCGATCACCAGGGCTTCGAGGTCAACTACTACGAGATCGCCTGGGAGTTCGAGGAGGATCCCCTCCCGCAGGCCGAGCGTGAGGTCCGGCTGTTCGCCCGCAGGCGCAAGACCGAGTACGCGCAGAAGAAGACCCACTACCCGGGGTTCATCATGAAGGAGCTGTACGTGCGGGAGGGCCGGAGCTGGAAGCCGGTGGCCTATGGCAGCTACCCGGAGAACATGATCGAGGTGGAGCGTGCGCTGCGGTCCCCGCACATGCAGACGTTCCTGGAGTTCGATCCGTGGGATCCGGAGCGCAACCGCGAGAGCGAGGATCCCCGGAGGATCATGGTCATCGTGGAGTACACCGGCGTGGATGAGCCGCTGCTGATCCACTGGCCGAACTACCGCATGTTCGACGTGTACGGCGTCTCGGACACCGGGATGATCGAGAGCCTGCAGAACGCCATGAACAACCGGGAGACCCAGCTGAACGACGTGCTGGACAAGCACGCCGACCCGTCGATGTACGGGGACGCGAGCTTCCTCGATGAGTACGGCAACCTGACGATGAGCGGCGGCGGGAGCCGGTACTTCCCGGTCGACGCCCAGGGCACCCCGCCCGGATATCTGGTCTGGGACAGCCACCTGCAGGAGTCCCAGGATGAGATCAAGCGCCTGTATGAGGCGATCTGCATGAACACCGAGATCTCCCCGGCGCTGCTGGGCAAGGACGAGGGCGGCATCGAGAGCGGCCGGGCCCTGATGTACAAGCTGATCCGATCGCTGGCGATGAAGACCAGGAAAGAGGCGTACATGAACCAGGCGATCGTCGACATGATCCGGATCGGCCAGAAACTGCGCGCCGTCTGGGGAGAGGCCACCGAGGACAACCCGCCGCAGATCGAGGCCGCGCCGCGCACCGACTGGGAGGATGAGATCTACGAGCCGAACATCGAGGTCCAGAGCGCGCTGCCCACTGACGTCCGGGATATCATCGAGCAGGTCACGAAGCTGGTGATCGGCGGCGTGCTGACGAAGGCCACGGCGCTGGACATCGTGGAGAAGTACTTCGACGAGATCGACGTGGAGCAGGAGGCCGTCAGGCTGGCAGCCGAGCGGTCCCTGGCCGCAGAGGACGAGCAGCGACGCGCGCAGGATTTCCTCCGCGGCATGGAATAGGTGAATGGCCGAAGAGTTCACCCCCACTCCGGCAGAGACCGGGCTCGACCAGGAGGCCCTGGCCCCGCTGAAAAGTAGCGTCGATCCGGGCACGAAAAAGCGCACGAACCGGTTCATCAACACGGCCTACAAGCGGGTCCGCCGGGCCACGGGCATCGATCCGATCAAGGAGAGCGCCCGGCTGAAGCGAGAGATGGACAAGGCACTGTACAAGAACCTGAACGCCCTGGTGGATCCGGACAAGCGCGAGACGCTGCTGGCCTACCTGAACGATCTGGACACGCAGTTCCACAAACGGCTGAAGCGGTTCTACAACACGCTGCAGATGTACGCCTACGCCCGGGGCGAGCTGCGGGCGCTGCGGTACATCGGTCCGTTCATCTCTGACGAGGAAGAAGAACGCGAGCGCCTGGAGGCAAAGGCCAAAAAGGAGCTGAAACGTGGTAAGGGTTCGAGTTGAACTTCATGAGGGGCTGGTCTGCGCAGTGGAGGTTGACGGTCACACCGATCCAGCCGCCTGTGCCGCCCTGTCTGCTCTTGTTCGCACCTACGCAGCCGTCATCGACCGCTTCGAGGCCGTGGAGATTATCGGAGAGGCCCCGGAGCCCGGAAAGCTCAGCCTCCAGGTCATCCACAGCAACGGCGAGGAGTTCATCCGGGGAGCCTCGGCGTTCATCCTGAAGGGGATCCAGGACGTGGCCGCTGAGACGGCGGACGTCACCCTGTACGTCAACGACAGGAGGATCCAGTGAAGGACCCGGAGTTCTACGTCAACGGGATCAACCGCGACATCTTCTCCTCCGCCCGCAACATGCGCAACTTCAACGCCCGCTACCTGGAGCAGCTCACCTCCACGCCGGAGGTCATGGAGTTCGCCATGCGCTCGAACCTGAACGCGATGAGCATCCCGGAGATCAAGAACCAGATCCAGCAGATCATCGGGCCGCGGGTGAACCAGTACGGCCGGATGCCGATCCTGTGCCGGGACGGGAAGACGCGGTTCTACGATCCGGAGTCCTGGAGCGAGACCCAGGCGCGCACCCAGAGCCGGGCGCTCCAGGAGGAGGGCCTACACCACGAGATGGCCGGGGCCGGGTTCGACCTGGTGATCGTATCGATCGGCGGATCCGGGGACATGTGCCGCACCTGGGAGGGGAGGATCCTCTCCATCGACGGCCAGACGCCCGGCTACCAGACCATCGCCGAGGCCCGGTCGATCCACCTGTTCCATCCCCGCTGCGTACATACCACCAGTCCGTTCATCATCGCCGGAGGCGAGGAGCAGGAGGTCTGGGGCCGTGACCGGATCACGCCGGAGACCCGGGCCCAGTTGAAGGCGCAGGGCAACATGATCGTGATCCCCCGGGGCCAGATCGCCCGGATCGCGGCGCGCGGGATGAAGAAGGTGAAGCCAGAGACCACCACCCAGCTCCCGGAGAAGGGGCAGTCCCCGTACGTCATGACCGACAAGTTCAAGAGTACCAGCCGCGGGGCAAACGACGCCTACCTGGACCTGCTGGACAACCCGGATGTGCCGAAGGACATCCAGGGGGCCGTCCTGGCGATGCCGACGGTAGACAAGGTCGGCCGGGTCTCCGGGACCTGCTACTACATGCAGCCCGGGACGCATCCGAAGGCCGGGGGCCTGTACTTTGACAGACGGCGAAATTGGGATACACTGAAAAAGGATAGCACGATGCTCCATGAGCTGGGGCACAAGTTTGATTTCGAGACGCTGCGCGCGAACCCGAAATGGGGCACCCAGTTCCAGCGGGACATCACTGCGGCGATACAGCGGGACCATGTCCGATACGAGAAGCAGTTGAAAGCCCTACATCCGGGTGTGCCGTCTGGATCCGCGCAGGCGGGGAACATCCGGTGGGAGGCGATCAGGGCGAAGAACAAGGAGCTGATGGAGCTGTACCGGAAGGATCCGTTCGGCATGTACGTCGCGGACACCTTCGAGGCCGTCTCCGCTGGGGATGTTGGGATGGGGCACGGCCGCCGCTACTTCCAGGACACCTCCCACCGTGTCTCGGAGACGGTGGCGAACCTGTTCACCCTGCATGCGCGCAAGAAGACGAAGATGCTGAAGATGATCAAGGACCAGTGGCCAGACACCTATGACACATTTTTCCAGTATCTGGGGAAGGTGCAATAATGACGAGGAAGCAGTTGATGGATCTGGTTGACGCCTACATGGAAAAGTTCAGGGAGAGCCCGCCGATCTTCAACCTGGAGATGGAGGTCGCCGCTGAGGGGATCCAGCGGGCGCTGGACTCGGGGAAGAAGATGAAGCCGCCGCGGCTGCCGAAGGGAGCGTTGATCTGATGCCGAGCAAGCTGGTGCTGATCAGTTTCGGTGCGCCGCGGAGCGGGACCACCCTGATGGAGCGGATGTTCAGCCGGTGTACAGAGGACATCTGCTATGCAAAGCTCGCCGAGGGCTGCGCCCTGCACCCGATGCAGAGTGACCACGGCCTGGTGGACCTGTCGCTGCTGTACCGCCACATGCCGATCATTTTCGTGCGCACGGTCCGCCATCCGGTGGACATCATGGCGAGCTGGCCGTTCCTGGACCGCGAGATCCTGCGGCCGGGGAAGTTCGACCAGGCGCTGGCCTGGCTGAGGGCCGAGAGCGAGAACTACTGGACGCAGGACCACCGGATCGTCCAGGAGCGGGCGAAGCGGAAAAGCAAGGGCTACAACCCGGTGCACAACCTGAGCGTCTACTTCGACCTGTTCGGGGACCCGACCGCCTGCAGCCAGTTCTTTGCCTACCTGACGCAGATCGTCCCCCGGGCCGAGGAGAATGTCCGGGCCTGGCAGACCTACCTGGCGGAGACCTGGGACAAGAAGCCGGTCCGCCCGGGCCGCAGAAACGAGGGCAAGCCGGAGGATCCTGTGCTGAGCGAGGAGCAGGTGGACCGGATCCTGGCCGCGCTCGGCGATGTGATCAGCCGAGAGAGGATTGCCAAAGTCAGCCCATATCTGGAAAAATGGAGGATAGAGTGAAGCTGGGAGAGCAAGCGAAACGCAGGTCAAGGCCGCCCAAATCCGGGGGCCGGATGAAGTCGCTGAAGGCGCTGGACCGCACGGTCAGCTCGAACAAGCAGCGCTGGATCAACGGCGAGCGGGACGGCTTCAGACTAAAAGGACGCAAGGTCAGCCGCCGAACATTCTCCAGGCACGTCAAGGTCCCAGAC